GTGGAAAACCAAGTTGGCTATCTGCGCTGCGTGTGCAGTTGTCACGCTGTACTTTTGTTGGTGCTACGGGGTGTTCGCATGAATACATCAAGCGAAGTGATTGAGTGGGTTGGATACTTCTACGTTGTGGTTGTGTTGATACTGAGGGTGATGCTATGAGAACCTTTTTGATATTTTTAATTGCATTGTGGTTATTTTGCATTGCCGATAACACACTTTCGATTGCAAAAAGTTTAACTAAGATTGCAGGGGCGATATGAACGATAAATTTGATTACATGGTGCTTGGCTACATCATCGGAATTTTTACCGCCTTTCTTGTCTTGAGTTTTACGGGGGCGATATGAACCCACTAAGCCCTGAACAAATACTGCGTAACTTGGAAAATGGTTACTTCATGACGCACCAAGAGCAAGCCGAAGCAGCGCAGTACATACGGGATTTACAAGCGTTGAACGAGGTATTGAAAGAGGGGCTTCTTAAAAGCGCAGAAGAAGTGGCTAGGCTGCGTCAACAATTTAATTTATGGAACAAGGGTGAGACATGGACAAGCGAATAAAAGAGTTGGCTGAACAGGCAGGACTTATGTGTACTGAAGATGTAAATGCAGACGGCGCAGCCGGAATATTGCTCTGGTTCAAAAAGTTTGACCTTGAACGCTTTGCCAAACTTGTTCGTGCTGACGAGCGTGAAGTTTGTGCGAAGTTGCTTGAGGACATGGGCGAGAAGCAGACCAATCAATCGTTATTAGACCCGTGGGATTGCGCCGCAGCAATCAGAGCAAGGAGTGAGAAATGATTGACGAACAAATAGAAAACTGGATACGAAAAATGCAAACTGCCTGCAATAGGTCAGCATTAGATTCAGACATTAACATAATCAAGTTGATTCAGCATATTGAAGACTTATATGAGCAAGGTCGTGCTGATGAGCGTGAGGCTTGTGCGAAGTTGTGTACTGAAATGGGTAACAGGCAAACCAACCAATCACTTTTAGACCCATGGGATTGTGCATCATCAATTAGAGCAAGGAGCGATAAATGACACTACTACCCTGCCCCGTCTGCAACAGCCCAGTTAAGCTAGATTCAACAGGAGCATCTGAAATGTATGGTCACGCATGGCAGACGCTCTATGTGACTTGCACTCAAACACATGACGAGCATTGTGCAATGAGCTTAAACCTTGAAGCAGATTTTGATTACATTGAAGATGCCTCTGATGCGTTGGTTGAGTGTTGGAACATCTTAGCGAGGAATAAAAAATGAACGATGACCCTTTTATGCTCGGTTGGATTGTCGGGATGTTGACTTGCTTTGTTATTTTAAAACTTACGGGGGCGATATGAACACAGCCGTTTTAATTTTGTTTACTACTGTGATGATTGGTCTGCTTGGTCTTACTGTTTATGCAGTTATTGATTTTTTAAGGAACAACAATGACTGACTTTAAGTTGTTACAACAGGCGTTGGATGCTCTTGAGTTTCCACACGATTCGGAATGGTCTAACAAAGCAAAAACTATTGAGGCGTTACAACACGCAATTGTGCAATTTAAGCAAGAATGGTGTTGCTTAACAGACCTTGAAATAGCCCGTATTTATACTGCATGGGATAAAACCAACGGCGTTTCTTTTGCAGACTTTGCTCGTGCCATAGAATTTAAATTGAGGTGTAAAAATGACAGACAACCAGACAGTCGATAGATTGGATTTAATTATTCAAGCGTTAGAAAAATATATTGCGTTTACGCCTAGCTTTTATGACGTTGGTAAAGAAGCACTCGCCGCAGCCCGTGAGTTGAAAGCGTTGAAGCCTGTGGCGTACATGGATAGCAAAGGGGTGCTGTTTAACAATACAACACACCCGCATTTGAACACCGCCCTTTACGCACTCGATGAGGTGAAGCATGACTGACCGTGAAATTATGCAGCAAGCGTTGGATGCTCTGAAACTTCATTTGACGCACCATGAACACGGATGCGTTTATTTAAACCCAGTTATGTACGCCCTTGAATCTGCACTCGCACAGCCTGAGCATAGGTTTGATACGCCTGAGTCACACATTGTTAAGTGGTCAATACCCGTTGACCCGAATAATTTTGGTGAGCCAGTCGCACAGCCTGAGCAAGATTGGGATTTACTCGCAGCTACGCAAGAGTCGCTGCGTGAGCATATGGCTAAGGTTAAGGAGTTGGAGTCAAAACTCAAGGAGAAGAACACATGAGCATTAAACCAATTGACTTTGTAGTATTTGAAGGTGACAGCAGCCCGAATCAGCCTGTGTATAAAGTTGCAGAAGCCATGCAAAAGAATATGCTTGTGTATGTCGGGTCAGATGAGTGCGAGGTAGTTGGGTATTACTACAGCGAGGAACATCAAGCTATGGTGCTTGAACTTGAGATAAAGGAAAACACATGAAAGTCGAATCAGCAATCAATTTAAAAGGCATGGTTTTTACAATCGGCACAACGCCCAATGAAATCATGTTTAAAAAGGGTGAGCAGTTTAAAGATGAAATGGCAAATATTATAGAAGTCATCGTCGGCGGTAAAGACATGACTATTGCAGAGGCTCGTCGCAAAGAGATGCACGACAAGCTAGATAAATGGATTGATGGGGTGGAAGAATGACACGCTTAGAGATAGCAACACAGATACTTGCAGGGATGTGTGCGGGTGATTGGCAAGTACCGATACCTGAGGGCAAGACTTGGGATGATGTAGTAATTCCACGAGCGTTTGAGTTAGCCGATAAGCTGATGGGGTATCAAACCACGGCGCAGTTTGAGCATCAAGACTATACAGTGACACTAGGGGAAAAGAATGACTGAAGATGAAGCATGGCAAGAAATTGAGCGCAAGCAGCAGACAGATAAAGAAACTGCGTTGCGTCAACACGCACACAACCGAGCCTGTGAAGTGATGCGTGAGTTAAGCAATGCCGAACTGAGTCAAATGACAATGCTCAGAGTGTTTGCGCTGGGGTATCGTGCAGCGGTGCTTGACATGGGGAGAGAGAAAAATGGCAATTAAAAAACAGTCAGTAGCAGCACAGTTACGCGCCGCAAAACTTGAAATAACAACTTTGAAAGCGGAGAATGCGGATTTGCATAAACAATGGATGGACGAATGGACTGCGCGAGCAAAGGATAGTCGTGAGTTAGAGGTGGCGCACATTCGTGGGATAAAGATGAAAGGCGTCATTGAATACTTAGAGGAGAAATTAAAAGATGAGTGAGATACCGCAATATGTAATACCAAAAAACATAACCGTGGGTCGGGCTTTACAGAAATGCGGCAAGGCTACGGTGAGTGCGTTGGTTGTGCTAACAGGTAAAGATATAAAGCATGTTCGCAACTCAATCAAAACCCTGTACACAACCAACAAGATTCACATTGGCAGTTATGAGTTAAGCAGACGTGGTAAGTTGTCAAAGGTATGGCATTGGGGCGATGGCGATGATGCAAAAGAACCTGTAGATAGCAATGGCAAGCTAACATTTATCCCCCGCCCTGATGAGGCAGCAGCATGGTTAAGGAACCCGATATGAACCACGACACACTTAAACAGTACATAGAAGAACACCAACAAGAGCGCATCGAAAGCCTCAAGCACCAATCGCAACTAGCTAAGAAGCCACGCGCTAACGAGCAGCAAGTTGGCGGCGATCACTACAAGAACATGGGCGTTGAGCCTTGGGATGTGGTCGATACTTGGCCGTTGTATCAACGCATTGGCTACTATAGAGGCGGTGCGTTGAAGTACATCATGCGCATGGGCGCGAAGGATGAAGCAGCACAAGAAATCGGCAAGGGTGTGCACTACCTTGAGAAGTTGCTTGAGGTGTTGAAGGAGCAACGTGATGAATGATGAAGACCTGCGCGACTTGTTTGCGGGGCTGTATATGCAAGGGTATACAGCAAGAATTGCTAGTTCGTACGCCAACACAGCTAGAGAGGCGTATTTAATGGCTGACGCAATGATCGAAGCGAAGTACGCCGACAACGTACCCGAGGTGGGTATTGCAGCAGTTAAAAAACCACGTAAAACTAAGGAACAACTATGATCTACAGAACACTCACGGACAAAGAACTCATCCACGCCGCTGACAACGAGCCGCCCTCAAAAGAGTTGCAACAAGAACTGGCTAACCGCCTGTGGGATGCGCTCTATAAAATGCGTCAAGGAGAAGCACGTGGCCTTAACGCCTGAGGGTAAGGTTAAGGCGAAGGTCAGGCGCATGCTAGACGCAGCCAGTGTGTACTACTTCATGCCCGCCACAGGTGGGTATGGTCGCTCTGGTGTGCCTGACATCGTGGGGTGCTGCGATGGTAAGTTTTTTGCCATCGAGTGCAAGGCTGGCGATAACACAACCACATCCCTGCAAGACATTGAACTGCACAAAATCAACAAGGCGGGCGGTATCGCCTTAATCATCAACGAGACCAACATCATGGATGTGGAATTTATATGGACATAGTTGTGCTCGATTTTGAAACGTACTACGACCAACAGTACAGCCTATCAAAGCTGACTACGGAGGCGTACATCAACGATATTCAGTTTGAACCAATCGGTTTTGCCTACAAGCGCAACGACGAGCCTACCGTGTGGGTCTCTGGGCACGATGAGGCTGATGTCATTGAGGCACTTGATGCGATTGATTGGGGGCGCACCGCGCTTGTGGCGCACAACGCAGCGTTTGATGCGGGCATACTGGCGTTCAGGTACAACATCCACCCTAAGATCATTATGGACACCCAGAGCATGGGGCGTGCGGCTTTGGGTGTGGATGCTAGTGTGTCGCTAGCTAACATGTCGCTGGCGTATGGGGTGGGCGCAAAAGGTACCGAGGTCAACGATGCCAAGGGCAAGCACGCCGAGGACTTCACCCCTGCTGAGTTTGCCGCCTATGGTAACTACTGCATCAACGATGTAGACCTGACGCACAGCATCTTTCATCTCATGATGGCCGAGGGCTTTCCTAAGCCCGAACTCAAGCTCATCGACATGACCATAAGGATGTTTACCCGCCCCCTGCTGGAGCTTGACATCGACATGCTCAACGCACATTTGGTCGAGGTCAAAGAGGCGAAGCGTATGCACCTGATTAACACCCTCGCAGCGGTCGGGCGTGACGATCTGGCAGCGGTTGCCCTTGTCGAAGGCACAGACCACGAGCAGGTGCAGAAAGCCCTACGATCCAGTGCGCAGTTTGCCGCCATGCTAGAGGGGCTAGGGGTGACCGCCCCCACTAAACTAAGCCCCGCCACAGGTAAGTCTACCTTTGCTTTTGCCAAGACCGATGAGGGGTTTCGCGCCCTGCTGGAGCACGATGACGAGCGGGTGCAGACGGTGTGCGCAGCGCGGCTTGGGCTTAAATCAACCCTAGAGGAGACGCGCACTGAGCGGTTTATCGGCATGGGCAAGCGCGGCAAACTGGCTATACCCCTGCGTTATGCGGGTGCACGAACATACCGTTGGTCGGGCGCTGACAGCGTGAACTTGCAAAACCTGCCACGCAAATCTAAGATCAAGCAAGCCATCCGTGCGCCTGAGGGCTACACCATCGTGGGCGCTGACTTATCCAACATCGAGCTGCGTGTAGGGCTATGGCTGGCTGGGCAGATGGATAAACTGCGTGCCTTGGGCGATGGGCGTGACCTGTACAAGGACTTTGCCTCAACCGTGTTCGGTGTGCCCTACGATGAGGTGACAGACGATCAGCGGTTCATCGGCAAGACCTCGCAACTATCCTTAATTTACGGGGTCGGGGCTAAAAAACTACGCGCGGCGATTAAGTCTGGTTCAAAGGTGGACATCGGTGAGGCAGAGAGCCAACGTATCGTTGACCTGTACCGACAAGAGTATGCCCATGTAAAGGCCGCATGGGATCATGGCGAGCGTGCGCTTACTGCAGTGCAACAAAATAGGCGGATGGCGTATGGTAGGCAGGGGCTTGTACAAATCTTGGGCGAAAAAGGGGTACGGCTACCCTCTGAGTTAATTCTGCGCTATCCAAAACTATGCCGTGTGACCAAGGATGGCAAGACCAATTGGGCGTACACCACGCGCAAGGGGCAGGAGTTTATCTACGGGGCTAAGTTCTTTCAGGGTGTGGTGCAATCGCTCGCGCGTTGTGTCATCGGTGAGAGCATGATCCGCATTGATAAGCGTTACCCCACACTGCTCACCATTCACGATGCGGATTACATCCTTGCGCTTGACAAAGATGTTGAGGCAGCAAAAGCCTTTGTGTATACTGAGATGTGCAAAGCACCGAAGTGGATGCCAGATATACCCTTAAACGCCTCAGTTAAATTTGGCAAAACCCTAGCGGATTGTTGATATGGACAAAGCAGTAACATGGTCGTATTCTGCACTTAAAACTTTTCAGTCTTGTCCTAAAAAATACTACCACCTGAAAGTTGTTAAAGATGTAAAAGAATCACCCTCGCAGATCATGCTGTATGGTATCGCAGCGCATAAAGCGGCTGAGTTGTACATTAAAGAAGGCAAGCCGCTGTCAACGCAGTATAGGTATATGCAAGAGCAACTAGACCGCTTAAAAGCCATTGAGGGTGAGAAGCTGTGCGAGTTGAAGTTTGGTCTGACTGCGGCGATGGAGCCAACAGGGTTCTTTGCCAAGGATGTGTGGTTGCGTGGTGCAGTTGATTTGCTGATTATCAACCACGAGAAGGGCACGGCGCGTATGATTGATTATAAGTTTGGCAAATCAAAGAACGCCGACAGCAGCCAGTTGCACCTGATGTCCTTAGCTGTGTTCAAGCTCTACCCGCACGTGAAGTCCGTCAAGGCGGGGTTGTTGTTTTGCCAAGAAGATAAATTAGTACCCACCAAGTACGTAGCAGACGATGCACCGACGATGTGGATGGATTGGTTGCCAGAAGTGCAGCGCCTTGAGGGTGCGTACACGCACGATGTATGGAACGCCAGCCCATCAGGTTTATGCCGTGGGTGGTGTCCTGTAACAAGTTGCGAACATTATGAACCACGGAGAACGTGATGCCATACAAGAACAAAGAAGACCGTAATTACAAGCGTGAATACGAGCTGTATCACGGCAAGCCAGAGCAGATTAAAAAACGTGACGAGCGCAACAAAGCACGCTCTACCTTGGTTAAAGCCGGTAAGTTGCACAAGGGTGACGGTAAAGATGCCGCGCACGTGAAGGCCGTCGATAAGGGCGGCTCAATCAAAGATGGTATTAAAGTTGAAGATGCTAATAGCAATCGGTCATTTAAACGTGACTCAAAGGGCAACCTAGTATCAGAAGTTAGCAAGCGCGAACGTAAGAAGAAATAAGTAATACGTAGCCACATTGTGGCTACGCGTAGTGGTCTAGACCGTGCACATTGTGCTTTCGGTCTACTTTGCATCGGAGCAATATGGAAGTTATTGAAAATCGGGCGTTGAAATTACGCCTGCGCAATCCCGCCAGAGTGTTGAACGTCATACCTAAGAGCGCCATAGTCGGTGAGGTGGATGGGTTATACGAAGTGCTAGTGCACTGGGATATAGACACCGCACAGGTGCTAAAAAACCTGAACATTCGCAACGTACCGTCACCCATCATTGCCAAGTACAGGTGGACAGGCACGCGCCCACCCTTTGCACATCAGAAGCAAACTGCTGCGTTCCTAACGCTTAACCGCAGAGCCTTTTGTTTTAACGAGCAAGGTACTGCCAAGACCGCCTCCGCTATTTGGGCAGCGGATTACTTGATGAACGTAGGGCGTGTCAAGCGCGTGCTGGTGATCTGTCCTGTGTCGGTGATGCAGGCCACATGGGTGAGTGATCTGTTCTTGTGCGTCATGCACCGCACCGTGTCGATCGCTCATGGTAGCAAAGACAAACGCAAAAAGATTTTGCAAGCCAATACAGAGTTCGTCATCATTAACTTCGATGGTGTTGCGGTCATCCAAAAAGAACTGATGGCATGTAACTTTGACCTTATCATCATTGATGAAGCCAACGCTGTGAAGACCGCTACGACTGAACGATGGAAACAAATCAACAAGTTAGTACGCCCTGACACATGGCTATGGATGATGACAGGCACACCTGCTTCGCAGTCACCACTTGATGCGTTTGGTTTAGTCAAGATGATGCACCCAAGCACTGCGCCTAGATCGTTTGGTATGTTCCGTGACTCTGTAATGTCTAAGATTACAAACTTCAAATGGATACCCAAACCCTCTGCAATCACCACGGTCAACAACTTGCTACAACCCGCAATACGATTTACCAAAGAACAGTGCCTAGACTTGCCAGACATTATCTACACAACGCGCGAAGTACCACTCACGCGCCAACAGAAAAAAATGTATGACGATCTACGCAAGAACCTAGCCGTGCTTGCAGCGGGCGAGATCATCTCAGCGGTCAATGCGGCAGCAGGGCTTAACAAGCTGCTACAGATCAGTTGTGGTGCGGTGTATACCGATGACCACCAGACCGTAGAACTCGACATACGCCCACGCTACGATGTGTTACGAGAGGTTATTGATGACACGCCCCACAAGGTGCTGGTCTTCGTGCCATACACGCACACCATAGAGTTACTGCTAGAGAAGTTAGCCGCTGACGGTTATACGGTTGACACTATACATGGGGGCGTTACCCCAACCAAACGCGCAGCGGTCATTAAAACTTTCCAAGAGCAAGCTAACCCTAAAGTGTTGGTTATTCAACCGCAAGCTGCATCACACGGGATTACCCTACATGCAGCAAACACCATCGTATGGTGGGGGCCAATCATGTCCTATGAAACTTATGCACAGGCAAACGCCCGTATCCACCGTGCGGGGCAAAGAAACAAATGTTTAGTTGTGAAACTACAGGGTAGTCCCGTAGAAGAGAAGCGGTACAAGGCACTTGATAATTGCGAAGATACTAACATAAGCTTGCTTGCGATGTATGAGGAGGTCATCAACACATAACACTTTACAATGTAAACATAACGCAGTATAATAGTTATTCACAGGAGAAATACATGGACATCACCGTAGACAAAATGGTTAACGCATACATAAAAATGCGTGACCACCGTTCAGCAATAAAAGCGCAGTACGAAGACGAAGACAATAGTGT